TGTAGGCACTACAGATATTGGCACAGGTAATATCCAAAATACGGAAATGCCTGTAGGCACAACAGTCGCCCTTATGGAACGCGGTAGCCGTATTATGTCAGCGGTGCATAAGCGGCTGTATAACGCAATGAAGCAAGAGTTCAAACTGCTTGCGGAAATTATTTCGCTTGAGGGTGGTGATTACCCTTACAATGTTACTAATAACCAGCAGGGTTTGAAACAGTCTGACTTTGATGGTCGTATTGATATTGTTCCAGTAGCCAACCCTAACATCTTTAGTATGTCACAGCGGGTAAGTCTGGCGCAGGAGCAGTTGAAACTAGCGATGGCACAGCCTCAGCTTCATAACCAGTATGAGGCTTACCGCCGTGTGTATACCGCGCTTGGCGTAGACAATATTGAGCAAATCTTGCCGCCACCACAACAGCCTACTCCGATGGGTCCGGCACAGGAAAACGGCATTTTGCAACTTGCTTTGTCTGGGCGGCAACAAATACAAGCCTTCCCACAGCAAGACCATGATGCCCATATCCAAGCGCATTTAGCGTATATGTCAAGTATGGTAGTGCGTGGAAACCCCGCCGCGCTTCAGCTTTTGCAAACGCATATTTTTGAGCATATCGGTATGAAGGCTAAAATGGTGCATGACCAGCAAATGATGCAGGATCCAAACGCCCAACAACAGCCGCCAGAAATGCACGAAGCAATGGTAGCGCAAATTGAAACGCAGTTGATTACTGAATACCTCCAGCAAGAGCAACAGGTATTGGGCGGTGGTCAGCAAGACCCATTGGTTGACCTCAAGCAACAGGAACTTCAGTTGCGCCAGCAAGAGCAAATGCAACAGGCACAGCAAGACCAAATGGAGCTTGAGTTTAATAGGCAAAAAGCCAATGAACAGGCGGCTATTGCCCGTGAGCGTATTGAAAGCACTGAGGATATTGCCGCTATGCGAGCGCAAATTGCTATGCAACGCAGTATGAATAGAGGAGGCTAGTAGTGGCTGATATTGGTGCTGAAGTAGGTGATAAGGATTTTGGTGCTAATACCACAGCATCAGACACAGGCTACACTGGCGGCAACCAAGAACAAACAGGTGGCAGGTCTTCTGACGACAAAGTATTAGGTTATGTGCAAGACCAAATGGCTCGGGCAAAAGCTCGGGGCATCAATATCGGTGGTAGCACTTTCCAAAATATGCTCGCCGCTGGGATGATTCAAAACAATTTAATTGATGGCATTGGTGGTAATGATTATTATAACAACCCCGAAGTTCAACAATTTGTGCAGAAATTTACCCCTACAGGTCAGTATTTAGACCCTTTTGGCAATATTGCGTATACCTCGCCTATGTCTTTTGCCAACACGATGCTTCAAAACTATGCGAACTTTAGTCCATATCATACTCTCCAACAAAATCTTCTTAAGCGTATGATTCCTGGAGAAACAACGCCTTTGGGTATTTTATCAGTTGTCCCTAGCGCGATGGGCATAGATAAAGGACTTGCCAGTGCTATTTCAATCGGCAACCAAATTGCTGGTAAATTGGGTTGGGGTTTGGATAAACCACCCGAAAACAAACCAGAAAATAAACCTAAAACAGATGAAGAATTAAATACAATCGCTTCTAAATACACCAGTATGTCACCAGATGAAGTGACAGGGTATATTAGAAGTGTTGCACAGGAATCTTTAACGAATAAACAGAAGCCTTAAGGAGACTAGCATGGCTGATGATATGAGAATGGAAGAGTTAATGGAACTGCGGCGCAATGCTGTAGAAAACGACGACATGGATAAGATTATTGAGATCGATGCTGAGTTGTTCCAGGAGTATGGTGTGAAGCCTGATAAAAAATCAAAAGGTGGCATGGCTCGTAAAAAGTATATGGGCGGCGGTATGGTTCGCAAAGGCTACAAAAAAGGTGGCATGGCAAAAGGCAAAAAGTCAAGCTCTTGTCGCGGTGGCGGTAAGGCGATGCGCGGCACTAAGTTTAAGGGTGTCCGTTAATGCCTGTAACCGTAGAACAATTTCTGCGGTGGAAGATCCTGCCTCGTTTTATGATGCTGGTTAGTACGGCTATGTCGTGGCGGTGCGCTGAGTGGTTTATGTCATTAGAAGACCCTAGTGCGCCGCAATCTGCTTTTGTTTCTGTTGTCATGGGCGTTATGACGGGCGTTTTTGGCATATGGATGGGTCATGAGCATAAATCAGTAGAGGTCAAACCTGTTGATAAAAAATGATCCATGCGTTTTTACTGGTTGTGCTATTAGGTGGAAAGGTGCAGAGCCAAGATATGTATTTTCGGTCTATTGATGACTGTAATTACTTTGCGGCTAGGGTAGTAAAACGATACGGTAATTATGGAAGTATCAGTGGCGTTCCTGCAGAGCATAGGGCTACCGCATATTGCAAACCAGTAAGGATAGACAGTAACAAAGTGGAAGTGTATTAAACGGAGTAGGGTATGTTACAAGCACTAATCGGTCCAGTTACAGGTATACTGGATAAATTTATTGAAGACAAAGATGCCAAAAACGCTATGGCGCATGAAATTGCGACTATGGCAGAAAAAGCCGCACATGAAGCGGCGATGGCACAGGTTGAAGTCAACAAAATGGAAGCACAGCACCGCAGTTTGTTTGTGGCGGGGTGGCGTCCTTTCATTGGTTGGACGTGCGGTATCGCGTTAGCCTACCATTTTGTGCTAAATCCATTGATTTTGTTTGGTGTATCATGGGCAGGAGTGGAAATACCCGCTTTACCTGAGTTTGATATGAGCTCTCTTATGACTGTTTTGATGGGTATGCTTGGCTTGGGTGGCCTCCGCACATTCGAAAAAGTGAAAAAGGTCACAAAATAGAATGTCAGACCTTTACATTCATGAAAAACTCCTTAATATAATTAGGGAACGGAAAGAGCTCATTGGACAACAAATAATTGAAGGCCAAATTGAGGATTTTTCCGCATTCAAGGAACTGCGAGCGCGTCTTGCAGAGCTTGCTAACATTGAACAGGAGCTTTTAGCCCTGCTAAAAAAGGTGGATCATGACTAGCACCCTCTATGTACCTGAGTACATTGCAAAAGCTCAAGAAGCTAAAAAGAAACAAGAAGAAAACTCCCCAACAACCCCTGCCATGGAAAAAATGCCTCAGCCTACTGGCTGGCGTATTCTTATTTTGCCCTTTAAGGGTAAGAAAAAGACCGAAGGCGGTGTTTACCTCCCAGACCAAGCGGTTGAACGTGAAGCACTAGCTACAGTATGTGGTTATGTGATGAAAGTTGGTCCGTTGGCGTATAAAGACCCTGATAAATTCGGGGAAACTGGTGCGTGGTGTGCGGAAGGTGATTGGGTGATATTCGGCAGATATGCCGGAAGTCGTTTTAAGATCGATGGCGGCGAAGTCCGCTTGCTTAATGACGACGAGATCTTAGCCAAGATCAACAACCCAGAAGATATTCTGCATACATAACAGGAGTAAGTTATGCAAGAAGATGTAAAGGAAGAACTTGAGGATACCGTAGAGGTAGAACTTGAGGATTCTGCGGAAGCCGATGAAAAGGTAGAAGCAAAAGCGGAAGCCGCCCCCGATAGTGGTGATGAAGCTTCCGAAGATGACCTTGAGGGCTATAGTGACAAGGTCAAAAAACGCATTGAAAAGCTAACCTATAAAATGCGTGAAGCTGAACGCCGTGAAAAAGCGGCTACTGATTATGCTAAATCAGTTCAGCAACAGATGGAAGATTTAAAAACACGGTCAAGTAAAATTGATGAGTCTTACCTAACTGAGTATGACCAGCGTGTTTCTACCCAAGAAGAGATTCTTAAAACCAAACTTACTAATGCTATCAACATGGGCGATGTTGATGCACAAATTGAGGCTCAGAAACAGTTGGCTAAACTGGCTATTGAGTCAGAGCGGCTTACTGTTGCAAAAGCTGAGTATGAAGAACGTAAAACTAAGCCAGCTGAAGCAAAACCAGAGCAACAGGCACAGCAACAACCCGCACAGCCTGACCCTAAAGCACAGGCTTGGGCTCGTAAAAATGAGTGGTTTGGTCAAGATGAGCCAATGACACTTACAGCATTTAGTATTCATAAACGCTTGGTAGAGTCAGAATATTTTGACCCTACCAGTGATGAGTACTATCAGGAATTAGATCGGCGTATGCGCGAAGAGTTTCCCCATAAATTTGAGGAAAACAGGGCATCACAGCCGTCTAATGCACGATCACCAGTAGCACCAGCGTCACGGTCGGCTGGGAAGGTTTCTAGCAAAAAAATCAAGCTAAGTCCTTCACAGGTTGCCATAGCTGATAAACTTGGTGTAAGTTATGAACAATACGCGAAGCAACTTGCTCGCCTTAATTCGTGAAGGAATAGATCATGGATCGTACCCCACGCACAGCACAAACTCGTGAGAAAGACTCACGCCGCAAACCTTGGCAACCTCCATCCACACTGGATGCACCCCCAGCTCCGGAAGGATACATTCATCGTTGGATCCGTGAATCAGTCATGGGTCAGGACGATAAAAAGAACCTTTCGGCTCGCCTACGCGAAGGCTTTGATCTTGTTCGCGCAGATGAGTTCCCTGACTTTGAATCCCCTACCATCCAAGACGGTAAACACGCGGGGGTTATTGGAGTTGGCGGTCTACTCTTAGCTCGTTTCCCAATCGAGTCAAAAGAAGAGCGTGATGCTTATTTCCGTGGTAAAACCGCGGATCAAATGCAAGCGGTCGACAATGACTTAATGCGGGAAGAGCATAGTTCAATGCCTATCCTTAAACCAGATAGGCAATCCCGTGTAACTTTCGGGGCTAAAGGTGGCTCCGATAACTAGAAGGAATCTAAAGCATGGCTAATATCGATGCGGCTTTCGGACTTCGTCCGTATAAGATGCTCGGAGCTGGTGCAAATACCAACGGTATGATGACCTTCAAAATCCAGACTGCGGGAACAGCTGGAACTTCCTCTGTGATTTATCAGGGTAGCCCAGTTATTCCCCTTGCCAATGGTCTTGTGGATATTGTAGGTGCGGCTAACGGTGGTACTGTAGCATTGCTCGGTGCATTTATGGGTTGTGAGTACATCGCTCTTGATGGAACTCCTACCTTCACTAACAAGTGGCCTGGAACTGCCTCTGTAAAGAGCGGTACTGAAGCAACTTGTACCATTGCGGCACATCCTGATCAGCTTTTCTTGATCAATTGTGATGCGGCGGCAACTCAGGCGGCTGTTAACGCAAACGCTAACTTCGCAACAGCAACTTCTGGTGACGCGACTTCTGGTATTTCCAGCGCAGAACTGGCTGTTTCTACTGCGGCTACAACAGCTACTCTCAATATGCGTATTGTCGGTTATGAAGATTCTCCTTCAAACGACGATGCGACTGTAGCTGGTCGGTTGGCGATTGTGAAGTTGAACAACCACTTCTACAACACCAGCACAGGTATTTAAGGAGGCTCTCTGATGGCTATTTCTAGAAGTCAACTGCTGAAAGAGCTTGAGCCTGGACTTAACGCTCTGTTTGGCATGGAATACGATCGTTACGACAACGAACACGCCGAAATCTACGAAACCGAAAATTCTGATCGGGCTTTCGAAGAAGAGGTAATGCTCGCTGGCTTCGGTCAAGCTCCAACTAAAGGTGAAGGTGCGGCAGTATCATACGATACCGCAAACGAAGCCTTCACATCTCGCTACACCCATGAGACAATCGCACTGGCGTTTGCTATCACTGAGGAAGCTGTTGAGGATAACCTCTACGACCGCCTCAGCTCACGCTACACTCGTGCGCTTGCTCGTTCAATGGCGAATACTAAGCAAGTTAAAGCGGCGGCTGTTCTTAACAACGCCTTTAACTCTAACTTCGCTATTGGTGACGGTGTAGAATTGTGTGCAACAAATCACCCAACCACAGGTGGTGGTACATTCCGGAATGAGCTGACAACTGCGGCTGACCTCAACGAAACTTCGCTTGAGCAGTCACTGATTGACATCTCTAACTTCATCGACGAGCGCGGCCTTAAAATCGCTCTGCGTGGTATGAAGTTGATCATTCCTACCAACCTCCAGTTTGTGGCTGAGCGTTTGATGGCTACTAATCTGCGTCCTGGAACTGCAGATAACGACACCAACGCTATCCGTAACATGGGTATGCTTCCTGACGGTTATGTGGTTAACCACTTCCTGACCGACACAGACGCATTCTTCATTAAGACGGATGCACCAAACGGCTTTAAGCACTTTGTTCGTTCGCCAATCCAAAACAGCATGGAAGGCGATTTTGAAACAGGCAATGTGCGCTACAAAGCTCGTGAGCGTTACAGCTTCGGTGTTTCAGACCCTCGTTGTGTGTTTGGTTCTCCTGGAGCTTAACCCACAAACATCAAATAAAGAGAAGGGAGGCTTGTGCCTCCCTTCTTTTTTGAGTAAAGTAATGTTATCCCTGACAGTCGCATGGTGCGGCTGACACTAGCCACGACAGGAGATCCAAATGGCTCGTACAACTTTTTCAGGTCCAGTAAAGACAAACACTGCTTTCTGGCTAAACCCAATCCTTTTTGCAGACCTACCAACTGCCTCAGCCGATAACGAAGGGTACGTTTATTATGTATCAAATGCTCGTAAGGTTGCTGAAGGGGCTGGCGCGGGTACAGGAAACCTTGTGTTTTCAGATGGTTCTAACTGGATCCGTGTAGACACTGGCGCGACAGCTACCGCTTAGTAGGAGGCTGTTATGGCTGGATCTGATGTAAAAGCAAAACGCTTGACAGCCACTGGCTCGGCTAGTGTTGGTCCTGCGCGTATTCGTCAGATACAAGTTCTCACGACAACAGGAGCTCCGCGTTTAACCATTACTGATGGTAATGGTGGCGCGACGGTACTTGATCTTGATTTTCTTGCATCTGATTCACACTCAGTGAACATACCAGCGGAAGGCATAAGGGTAGAAGATATTTATGTTTCTGCCTTTACAGCCATAACTGCGCTGACAGTGTTCTATAACTAAAGGAGACTCGAATGGCTCGTGAAGTAAGCTCTATCTCACGTGTAGGAACTTCCGAACCGTTCGAGCTTCAAGTTGCTCGTGGGCAAATATCCTTCCATAAAACTGTTTTTAAGTTTGGTTACAACGCTGTTGTTGGAGCCACTAAGGAAACTATTTGGGAACAAGGCGGTTTATACGCTTATCCCGCATCAGCCACAGTAATGACTATATCAAGCAGTTCAGCTAATGATACTGCCGCAGGAACTGGTGCAAGAACAGTAGAAGTTTTTGGCCTAGACGCCGATTACAACGAAATAAACGAAGTTGTCACCTTAAATGGACAAACGGCTGTTAATACCACACAATCTTATTTTCGTATAAATCGCGGCATTGTTCGCAGTGCTGGCAGTGGTGGCGCAAACGCTGGCACAATTTACGCAGGAACAGGCACAGTGACCGCTGGAGTTCCCGCTAATATTTACCTGACCATAAATGGGGATGGTGATAACCAAACATTGATGGCTCTTTGGACAGTTCCCGCAGGATATACAGCGTTTCTTACAAAAATGGCTTTATCCACAGGCACGTCTACTGCCACCAAAGCTCTTTTAAATGCTAGTCTTGTTGCTAGGCCATACGGAGAAGTCTTCCAGATAAAAGAAAGATTTACCCTGACAGATGGCGCACACGAACAGTTT